GTATAGTAGGGTGCAAGTGAGGAGACAGAACATGCGAATCCAAGAGGCGATTGACCTGCTGCGAGACGCCATTGTGCAACGATTTCCGGTGAACGACAGTACGGACATGTCCGATGGTCCGTACCTCATCATCTATCCTAGTTGCTGTGAGTTGATCAACGAGGAAACCATTATCCTAGCGGACTCGGATGATGCTGTACGGCAGATCCTGATCGGAAGAACAACATGAATGAGCAACTTCAAGAACAGCTGAGTGCAATCCTTGCATTGATGCAAGAGAGTCTTGAGAAAGCAAGTGGAGCTGCCACAGAGGAGCTTCCAATTCTGTTGGAACAATTGCTTCTTTGGAAAAGGATCGTGCTTTCGATTGAACTTGGGGTCGTGTTTGTCTGGTTTCTGCTTTCTCTGATTGTCCTTTTTCTCTTTGCCAGAAGCGTCTGGCGTCAGAGAAAGACATATAAGGATGTCTCAGTTGAAATGATGGGTGTAGCCATATCCTCCATTTCAGGTGTTGGATCTCTTGGTGTGTGTCTTGGCAAAACGCTTCCCGAGTTCCTGCAAATAACCCTTGCACCACATGTCTTTCTCTTGGAATATGCAAGAGGACTCTTGAGTTAGGAAAGAAATGTTCTGTCCCTGCGATTTGAGAACGAAAGGCCATGGCCTGTCTCATAACCAGTTAGCGCTGGCCAGGGACTCCAACTTATCAGGAGAGCATGTATGGACTATGATGCAGATCTGAGAATAGATCCCGGCTCTCTTGACGTGGAGTGGCTGGATCAGCCAAGACGATTTGCTAAGTATGCTCATCTCTCGGCAGAAGCTAACATGCAAGCGGACTTGGCTAAGGAACAGAGAGAATTGGTGGAGGCAGAACTTGACAACAGGATTCGTCAGAACCCCGAAGCATTCGGAATTGCCAAAGTCACGGAGCCCGCCATTGAAAAAGCTATCAAGCAACAGCGTCAGTACAAGAGGGCGTCTCTCAAGGCCATTAAGGCTAAGTTCGAGGCAGCAGTGTTGGCCGGTGCCGTGCGATCCTTTGACCATCGAAAAACCGCCCTTGAGCATTACCAACGTCTGTGGGAACGTGAGTACGTTTCTCTACCTAGACCCCTTCCAGTTCAGGACGATGACTGGAGAGAACGAGTGCAAAAAACGGAGGAGAGACAAGCAAGCGAAGTAGAGAACGCAATCGCGGAACGGATGAGATTTGAAAGGCTGCATCAAAGGAGAAAGAGCGATGATGATGAACAGTGAATTGGTAGCTCGCGCAAAGCTGGAATTGAACGAGGACTTGAAGACTGCATGGACTGAAGAGATCAAGATTCGATTGCTGGAAATTCGTAAGCTCAGGGAAGCGTTGGAAGAAGCTGAAGAGCAACTGGAAGCCGTGTTGGGTGTGGAGCTTGTCCTGGAGTAGCTGATGATGGCCTCTTTTGGTCCTGACACGAAGATTCAGATTGACTTTGCCGATGGAACTTCTGTCTGCGGGCTTGGTTTTGTGGAGGAAATGAGCCAAGAACAGCAGATAGAAAGCGTTGTGGCTGATGGAATGAATGTCTTGAAGCCCTCGAAATCAACAGAGATCAGAGCCAGCTTCCGAATGATGTCAGAGATGACGCTTTCGGCAGGATCTGACAGTTTGTTCGTGAGTCAGGACGAAACAGAGGCTTGTATCCACGCAGCACGCAAGCTGCCGCTGGCAATCCTTGCCGAGCTGATCAAAGAGCAACTCCAGCAACGTGCCAGCAAGAAAAAAGTAGTCCTGCCGACAGCAGGGCAGATCATGGAAATCGAAAGGCAGAAGATCAGATGACACCAGCTCAGACAATAGGATGGACCGTTGTTGCCATAATGGGACCATTCTGGCTGTGCTGGTTGATTGGTAGTGTCCTGAGAACGGTTTTCAGAGCATGGCAAGAAGAAATCAAGGAGAAAAAGAATGGGTAGACGAGCAAGACGAACGAGTATGCGGGACAGTGCGCGGGAAGATGCGGAGCGCACTCACAGTGGAAGAAGCAATCACCTCAAAACTGCGGAAGGCGTTCAGTGGTTCAAACCCAAGGGCGAGCGAACGTATCTGCTTGATCTGGTTCCTTTCGAGGTCAAGAACCCCCTTCTGGTAAGGCCCAGAGAAGTGGGTGATCTGTGGTACAAGGTAGACCTGAAGCTTCATTCCAACGTTGGGGTAGACGAGCAGCGCGTGTGCTGCCCCAAGATGTGGGGTGAGCCTTGTCCCATGTGCGAGGAATTCGCCGAGAAAACCAGTGGTGGGCGTCTTCCCAAAGATGAGTACAAGCAACTGGCTGGACAGCTTCAGGCCAAAGACAGGAACATCTTCAACGTACAGCTTGATAGGGAACTGTACTTGTGGGACGTTTCGTTCCACAACTTCCAACGGCTGTTTGTGCAGAACCTCAAGGCCAGCGAGCCCGAAGACGATTGGTACGGCTTTGCCGACCTTGAAGGTGGGTTCTCTCTCAAAGTCTCGTTTGCAGAAATGTCTTTCGAGGGTGGGCGGGCCTTCGCACGAGCGAGCATCATCAACTTCGTGCGTCGTAAGAAAGATTTGGGCGAAGAGATTCTGACACGTGTAGCCCAACTGGATGAGCTTCCCGTCCAGATGGGATATGAAGAGCTTCAGAATCTGTACCTTGGAATCCGACAGGAAGAAAGTTCTCCCAAGCCGGAAACGTCAGGAAACACCGAGCGCGCTCCGAGGCGATCTGCTGAGGCTCCCCCGGAAGCGCCTCCAGAGCCTGAACCACCCGAGCCCGAGCCTGATAATCCCCCAGAGACAGAGACAGAGCCAGAGGTCAACGACACAACTGATCCAGAAGGACGGCCTCTCACCGAACTGGCTATTAGCTTTGCTCCCGATGTACGGTGCAAAGCGTGTAAGGGCCATGGGAAGAGCACAAGCGGTCGTCAGTGTCGCGCATGCCATGGAAAGGGCGTGAGTGAAAAAGAGGTCAGGAAAGCCAAAAACGAAGAGCCGCCTCCGACTGACGAAAAGCCGCCGGAGGAGCATAAGGAAATGCCTGAACGGCAACGGCAACGGAAAAGCCAGAACGAGGACAATCCCTGCCCCTTTGGGCATCATTGGGGTGAGGACTTCGATGATCCAGTAAAGTGCGCCAAGTGCCCCGAGACCACTTGGAATGGTTGTGGGGATGCTCACGATGATCTGGAGGCAACGGGAGGTTCCGAAGGGTGAACACTGAAAGAGCCAAAATAGGAAAGCGCCTATGGGATACTCTTGACAACTGAATATGAGATGCTGGGAGAGCCAAACTGTTCATTAGTTACGTTAGGCCTTAGCTTTCCCGGCATCTCAACTCAGAGGTTAGGATCAGTCGTCGCAAGCCCCAAGAAACAAGGAGAATGAAAGATGGACACGGACGAAGCACGGATCAAGGAATTGCTGGAGCAGGTAAGCGCGATTGAGCAGGAGCTTGAGATACTTCAAACTCGGCAAGTGCTTGAAGCCTGTCCTCTGAGTAAGGGAGATCAAGTGCTGATTGGCAAGCACAAGCGTCCGGCAATGGTAACTGGTGTGTTTAGCTCTCAGGGCCGATATCGAGTGTATGTGACGTACTTGGACAAGAACGGCAGTCTCACAGAGAAGCGTCGAGAGCTGACAGCCTACCAGATCAACACTATCGTCACGAAGGTAGAAAATGACGAAGCCGCTGGTTGAACAGATCAGGGCACGCAAGAGGACGCGTGTAGTCCATGAGGAAGAGAAGCCTTCGCTTTTCATTCCCACGGGCTCCACGCTTCTCAACCTTGCTCTGAGCGAGAGAGGAGATGGGGGCTATGCTGCCGGCAAGGTTGCCAACGTGATTGGCGACTCTCATGCAGGTAAAACCATGCTCTGTCTGACTACGCTGGCAGAGTGTGTGTACAGTCCTCTTTTCGACAAGCACGATCTGTATTACGATGACGTGGAGAATGCTTGTGAGTTCAACGTCCCTCTGTTGTTCGGGCAGAAGGTAGCAGATAGGCTGTTGCCACCACAGAGAGACAAGCAGGGAGATCCTGTCCCGTCAGATCTGATCGAAGACTTCCACAACACCATGACCCGACTTCTGCAAGCCAGGAAGCCTTTTGTCTACGTGCTCGATTCTCTGGATCAACTTAGCTCCCGTGAACAGGTGGACCGTTCACGCAAAGAGGCCGCAGGCAAGGAAATCAAAGGCAGCTACAAGCTGGAAGTTCCCAAACTGCTTGGGCAGATTATGAGGGAGATTTCCAGAGACTTGGACACGACCAATTCCCTCT